GGGCGGTACTTACGAATTATTTGGGGTGAAATAATGTCATTAACAAAAATTATTCATAACGCTGAAACAAATGAAATTGTCGAAGTGGAATTGACAGCAACTGAATTAGCCGAAATTGAATCAGCTGAACAGGCAAAATTGGAATTTATTGCTGAACAAGAAGCAAAGGCAACTGAAAAAGCCGCATTGCTGGCAAAGCTAGGCATCACCGAAGCTGAAGCAAAGCTGTTGCTTTCATGACTTATCCAATTGCCACAGCTGCACATTTCATCGATGTTGCTTTGAAAGAAGTCGGCACTGTTGAAGAAGGCGACAACCTGACCAAATACGGCAAATTCACCAAAGCTGATGGATTGCCGTGGTGTGGATCATTTGTGAATTGGTGTGCAGCACAAGCTGGCATCAAGCTGCATTCAGTGGTTTCAACAGCTCTCGGAGCTCACAAATTCAAAGAGGTTTCACGCTGGCATGAAACACCACAGCTGGGCGATCTTGCATTCATGGACTTTCCACATGACGGCGTTGATCGAATCAGCCACATTGGAATTGTTGTGGGTGTCAAGGCAAAGTCTGTGATTACTATTGAAGGCAACACAAGCGGCACAGGCGATCAACGCAATGGCGGCATGGTTATGATCAAAGAGAGAGAATTCGGTGCTGGAAAGCCTGTAGTGGGATTTGGGCGACCAAAGCTCGTGCCATACAAAGGCGAATTCCCTGTCATCGAATTGAAAGAATCAGCACCAAAACCTTCAAAGGAGAAGAAGAATGGAAAACTTAAAACCATTACTAGCAAGCTGGGCTCGTAGCTTTTTCGCGGCAGCTCTTGCACTTTACATGGCAGGGGAAACCGATCCAAAGACTTTGGCAATGGCAGGTGGAGCAGCAATTGCGCCTGTCGTATTGCGTTGGTTAAATCCAAATGACACAGCTTTCGGGGTCACAAGGGGAAGATGATCTCGAAATGGTTACGGCTGACAGCGTTGATTGTGGGGTCACTTTCAATGCTGTCAGCTTGTGGTCAGTATCAGGGCTGGACAAGATATGAATGTCAAGAGTTCGAAAACTGGCAAAAGCCTGAGTGTAATCCGCCGCAATGTGAGGCTCTCGGAGTCTGCACTAAAGACCTATTTCCCGAAGGGCAATTCGATGAAATCTCGCCCTAGATACACCAATGAGCAGCTGAAGGCTCGCCTGATTGTTTTCATCGGTATCGCGCTTTCATTCACTTTTGTGTTTTCTGTCGGTGGGATGCTGTATGCATTGATCTTTGTGACTCAGCCTATAGGAGCACAAGCTCCCAATGACAGAGCTTTCATCGAGCTTCTCTCAACCTTGACAATCTTTCTGACTGGAGCTTTGGGCAGCGTGTTGGCATCCAATGGTTTGAAAGACAAGCCGAAATCTGTGGATGACACGCCGAAGGAAAATTTGCCTGAAAACTGATTTTGCTTCACCCTGATGCTAGTGGTTCACACTGAGCCACAGAATCGGGAGAAACGAAATGGTGCTTGACTTATTAGACCCAGCCACATTGGGTCGATTGATTGGAATCATCAGCTTGATGATTATGGGATCAGCTGTGGGATACGCAAAAGGCTTCAAAGATGGTCGCCGCGAAGGCTTGCTTGTTGGCAAGTCAATTCGAAAGGCGGCTAAGTAGATGGGATTCTTAGACAATTACGAGGGCAACAAAGAGCGAACAGATCGATGGATCGCTACTTACCCACAAGGCAAGCTTCATGCTGAAATTATCGAATTCAATGCTGAAAAGGGTTCGATTCTTGTACAAGCTAAAGCATGGCGAAATCAGGAAGAAACCGAGCCAGCTGGCATTGATTATGCTTTCGGATATTTGGCAGCCTACAACGCGAACATGAAACGCTGGTTCGTTGAAGATACTGTCACATCAGCTTTGATGCGTGTCATGGCGTTGGTCATGGGCGGCACTGAGAAGGCTACAAAAGAGACAATGCAGCAAGTCGAAACCATGAGCACAAAGGTTGCCACAGCTCCTGTTGTTCTCAAATCCACTGAAACTGAATATGACTATTGGACAACCAAATTTGGTGATGTGCCTTCATGGGATTCACAAGAAGCAGCTCTTGAAGCTGGTCTGCCAACATTGGGAACAGCTGTCAATGAGATCGCTTCACAGCTAGGCGGTGAGCTAATAGCTGCCGCGCCTGAATGCATTCATGGGCATCGCATTTGGCGTGAGGGAACATCGGCAAAAACTGGCAAAGCTTGGGCAAATTACAGCTGCACAGAAAAAAACAAAGCAACGCAATGTCAGCCGCTTTGGTATGTGCTGACAAGCGATGGCACATGGAAGCCACAGGTGTGATCATGAGCGACTACATGGAAATATTGAGCCCACAAACCATGACAGGGCGGCTTTATTATCAAGGCGAAGTCATTCAGGAATACAAGATCGATCAATGCGACTCATGCAACAAGCTTGTGAAATGGGATGCTTTCGGGCTTCAAACTGGCTACGACAGAACAGACAAGATCGCTTGGTTTTGCGGTGAATGCCGATGAAACTCACACATCGAATCACCCTGAATTGTGCCTGTGGCAATGTGTCATTTTGGGAAGTCATTCAGGATACACACAAAGCTTGGATTGTCTGTGCTGAATGCAAAGCTCGAAAAGTGATTTGGAGATCAGGTCAATGATCAAGATCAATCTGACAAAAGATGATGAGCTGCAATGTGCATCAGTGGCATTTCGAAGGACTTTTGAATCACCTGACAAGGTTGATCAAAGCTTTGAAAAGCTCAACACATTTGATGACATAGCTCGAAACTCTGAAGCAATCGGAGCTGAAATGGCTGTGGCAAAGCTGTTTGGATACAAGGATTGGCAGCCTTCGGTCAATACATTCAAGCGTGAAGCTGATATTGGTTCAAAGATCGAGATCAAGCACACCAAATGGGAATCAGGTCATTTGATCATCAAGCCATCAGATCGGAATGAAGATATTGCTGTGCTTGTCACTGGCAAATCTCCAGCATTCTTGGTTATTGGTTGGATACCTGTCGCAATGGCTAAGAAGCCACGATATAAGCATGACAAATCAGATTCATGGTGGGTCTCTCAGATCAATCTGCAACCCATCGAAACATTAGCTAGGAGCATTTATGCAAACGCTAAACTTTGAATGTCGAATGTGTAAGAAGGTTACAAAGCAAGTCATCATGAAGATCACTGACAATCTTCCAGCTGGCGTTGAGGTGCTTCAATGCACCAAATGCGAAGTGATGGGTGTTGCACAGATTGGTGTCTCTGATGCCAGCTTATGAATTCAAATGTGGCGTGTGTGGCAACACTGACACAGTGAGTCGAGCCATCGATGCCGATGGTGACATCCCAGCACCCATGTGCAAAGGCTGCATGATTCCAATGGAGAGAATTTGGTCATTGGGTGGGATTAGCTTCAAAGGCACTGGATGGGGTCATCAATGATTACTGTTCTGATGGGAGCTCCAGCGGCTGGCAAATCCACATGGATTGCATCAAATGCCAATGGCACTGAATACATTTACAACACTGAAGCTGTTCGAGTATTGCGCGATGAGATCGACACAGGCGCATTCATGGCACAAGCTAGGCGAAGGGCAATCAAGGCAGCTGAATCAGGGTTGGACATCATTTGCGATGGCACACACACAATTGCAACTCATCGTGCTGTGTGGCTCAGATTGGCTCAAAGGCTTGATGTGCCGACACGATTGATTGTCTTTGATACACCATTGCCGATCATGCTTGAACATCAAAAGTGGAGACAACACCCAGCACCTGATCATGTGGTCAGAGCTCATCATCGAAGAATGCAACATGCGAAGCTGCAAATCCAGCGTGAAGGGTGGGGCTCAATTGAAGTCATCAAACGAGACAAATAGTTATCCACAGTTATCAAAAGTTATCCACAGGCTGTGGAAACACGCCGAAAACAGGCGCAATCTCTCGAAATGCAGAGGTCGGTCGGTACGATTCATGCTCGTGAGGCGAGCCGCTGTGGCGGATAGCTCGCGATCGAGGCTGAATCTATTGCCACATTTGTGCCTTGTAGCGGCATTGACTTCACAAACGATGCAACCAACACAAGCTGCATCATATTCAATTGATCATTTGAAGCTTTATGCA